GATTCCATCGCCGGAGGTATAGCCACGGCTCGTTCTTGTCCTCAGGATTCGTTCGAATGTCCTCGATCTCATCAAACTTGACTACTGCAAGCCGCACGTCGCCTTTAGAGCTCTTGAAAAAGACGGGGAACAGGTTCGCGTCGATCCACAGGTCCTTCTCAGCCTTCGTCATCGCGATAACCGATGTGAGCTGCTTCTGATTCTTCTTATCCGTGAGGAACGACTGCACGACCTCGTCAACCAATGGATGCGCGGCCTTGATCGTGATGCCCTGACCGAACACGTAGTTCGCTTGAGTGTCTACCGCACGTTTGACGAGCGGGTTCTTCATGTAAAACAGGAACGACTCATGGCAGATCTTCCGAAGACCATCACGCGTGAATTCCTTCTCATCCGCGCCGGAGAGCTTCGACCAGCCGCGATCCTCAAGCTCAAGCTCAAGCTCGACAATGCGCTCCTCGAAATTGGCTTGCTGGATGCGTAGAGCTTCGGCTAGTTCTGCAACAGTTCGCTCTTCAGTCATCAGGTTCCTCACGTCCCCCAGGCATATTCATAGCGGACCACGTGCTTGCCACATACGGGACATAGGCCCTTCCCAAGAGATACATACCGCCGCACGAATTCTGCGAGCCGCATCGTACCGAGCGGCGCTTCGCACGATTCGCAGAATCGCATCCGTCGTTGTCGATCTTCGTTTGCCGGGCGGCATTTGGCGGCCCGCTCCATCAGGATGATCTCTCCATTGCTTGTCCGCCGCGCCATCAGTCCCTTGCATTCACTGCACCCTACGACGTCCTGAGGCCACCCCTTCTTGCTGATACTTTGTAGGCGCACCGTCTCATGCGTGCATCTCTTGCCCGTACCCCTATATGCAATCGGAATCACCATCTCACGCCTCCTTGCTGAATCCCAACCGCTCTAGGAATTCGGCCATCGTGAATTCGCGGAACTCATCGCCTACTTCGACGCGGACCTCCGCGCATGACCACTCCACCGCCCTCGTAGACTTGTCAATCCTGATCAGCCAACCGTATGCAACCTCGGCTTTCACGCTGCCAACCGGTTCCATCTCACGCCTCCTTGTCCCTGCAACACTTCTTCCACTTCTTCCCCGAGCCACACGGGCACGGCCCATTCCGCCCTGGTCCCGGCTCCGTCACTCGCATACCCGGAGTATAGCGGATCTTAGGGGCTCTGCATAGAGCCACCGCTGCGCGTCGCCGCTTGCTGCGCTTGCTCTCGCCACGACGGCTACGGAAGACCACCTCACGCATCGCTTGGCCTCTGCGGTTACTCGCTGGGCCGCTCATCGCTAGATGGCTCCCCCTGCGCCTCTCGTGGTGTCACCCTCGCCAGCAGATACGTCAATCCCGTGTTCCCGTGGTCGTTCGATCGGTTCTTCATGCTGCCTCCTCAATTCACCGAGCCGCTCATTCAGCCCCCTCAAGCCAATCCCCGCGCAATTCCCCGAACATAGTCCCATATTCGATTGCGCCCTTGATTCTTGCATATCCTCGGATCGCGCCCGGATCGCCCCCATCATGTAGAACGCGGGTCACTTCGCTGGCGACTTCCTCGAGTATCGCGTCGTCCATCTCCTCGTCGAGCCGGACTGCTGCCCCTGGAGACAGATATCCAGCGGCGGCTTTTAGCATGATCTGAGTCACATCAGGATCCACCTCAAACTGTAAGTCTACTTGCACTTGCACGCGTTTGCCCATGCCTGCCTCCTCAACTCACCGAGCACGGCGGCCTTGGCACCGGGTTCGCCATGTACCGCGCCGTGATCCCCTCATCTGCCATCTTCTGCGCCGCTGTGCCGTCCATCTCAAACGCGACGAGCAGATTCGGCTGCCCTGGATCGATGATCGGCATCTCGATCGGCACCATCGCCCCGTTCACAATCTGGATGCCGACTCGGAGTCTGTCCGTGTTCCAAAACGAAAACCGCTCGCCGTTGACATCGACAGTGTACGCCGTGCCATTCGGCGTCGTGGTGATCCCGACTACGCTAACCGCGGCTTGGAACATCGGACTCCTCAATGCGCCTTGCGAGCACACACAGCTCGGCCCCAAAATCCCCCGTGTCCAGATCTCCTTGGCGATACATCAGCGTAATTCGTCCGCAGACCCCGGCAAGGCTCAATTGGTCTATGCCTTCCGATCTGGCGAGAACTTCATCTTCATTCACCATCCCGCCTCCTTCAGTACCTACGCTAACCTGGGCTTGGAACATCAGGAAACGGCCTCTAGCAGCAACTCCGAGAGCTTGAAAGCGCGCACGGAAGCGCCACCATGCAGCCCGTCCAGGCTCCCTGCGTCGACGATGTAGACATCGCCCGCCGGAGTGCCCCCGCTTAGCCAAAGCAAATACAGACCTATCCGCTCGCACCGATCGTACAACGCCTGGCTCCCGATTACGTTGAACATCACGCCTCCTCAGTGCCGCGCCTGATCTTGCGGGGAGCGAGCAGCACGGTACAGGCCGGGTCGAACAGCCTCTCCACCGTACCGACAAACCTTCGGGGATTGCAATCCCCTCTGGCCCGCTGCGCAGCGATTCTACCCGCTCCCCACAAAGCCGCCTCCCCAATACCGCGAAATGCCTTCATTCTGGCGCGCCGGGCTCCGGAATTGCACCGGGCTCTCTCGCTTCGTATCCCAGCCTCAGAGGACTCTGGGTAGTCCACGATCGCATCGCTCCCTATGCTTCCGGCGCATATCAGTACCGCGAAATGTCCCGCTCATCACTATACACCACACGCTCCCTCTCTTCCAAGGGCGCGCCCTCCAGCGTGTGTGCCGCGTACCGAGCACAATCGGGCAGGTCGTCATACGCCTTGATCGGGTTCTCCGCCCCGTCGACGACCTTCCCCGTTACAGGATCGGTGGGCCAACGATACTTGGCCATCTGATCGCAGAACACCGGGCACCGACCCCGCATCACCTTCCATCGGCCCGCCTTGATCAGGCCGGTCAGCGTGATGATCCCGGGCCGGACTGCGTTGTCCGCCTTGTAAAACGGGCCGCACCCGTGCGCAGCGAGATTCACCACGTCGGTGAGCCGCGCCGGGTCGTAGAGCCAGCCCTGATTGACGCCCTCTTGTGGGGCCAACAGCTCCTCAGCGTACTCCTCCGCTGACTGTACCACCTCGTTGTAGTACTCGTTGTAGACGTAATAGGTGCCGCGATTCCAGGCGATGAACAGCGCCCCGTACTGCACGGCAGGGTCAACGACCGTGTAAGTCGGCCAGTCGCTCGGCACGTCAAACGGATCCACGTAGCACTGATCCCCGAAGTCGGGATAGACGAGGCCGAATGGCTTGCGAAACTTGCCGAGGTAGGACATCTCAAACAGCCACGTTGGGAGCGTCAACCGGGCGCGCTCCATCTCCTCTTTCGGGTAGAGGGGGTTCGCCGTTGATGGTGCTTCGATCACTACGATGTCCTTTGCCCCTTCCGCCCACGGCTTGTACAGGCTCTCATAGTACCAGCCCATGTTCGTTGGGTAGCCGGTGAACAAGACGGGCGCTTGGTAGAACGCTGTCCGGCGCATGATGATCGGCCAAATGGTCGCCTTCATCTCGGACGGTTCATCCAAGACCGCGCCCCGAGCGTGTTGGCCCTCGATGCGATACGGCTTCTCCGCCGAACGCAAGTAGATATTCCCGCCTGTCGGGAGTTCGTATCGTCGACCGCTGATATGGTAGTGGCCTTCGAGATTCGTGCCACTGAAGTGCTCCCTCAAAACGGGAAGGATCATATCGTTCACCATATCACCAGTGCAGCCGATCGCCAGATACCGAGCGCCATTACCATTACCCGCAACGTGATCTCGGTTGATCAGGTACGACAACCAGGGCGGAATCCACCACGTCTTGCCAGCTCCGGTCCCACACAGCATGACGATGTACCGGATGGCGCGGTCAATCGCATCCAGCGTGGCATCCTGGAACCAGTGCGCGGTGATCGGCTCTTTGGCGGGCGCTTCAGTTGTCACTTGGCGGGCCTCACTCCTCTCCCGGGGCGCTCCTTTATCCTAGCCTGAAGATTACTCACACAGGAGCGGAGCGAGGTGAGAGCGATGCTCACAGCGTTCGATCGGCCCCGGAATCGCTCCAGGTACTCCAGCGCGTGCTCTGCATCAGCCATGGCCGAGTCTGCGAGTTCTCGCTCCTCGACGAGCTTGTCCATCAGATGATCCAGCGAATCGCTCAGTTCCTCGATCTCCTTTTCCGCCTGCTCTAGGTTCATGCCCACCCTCCTCTCCCGGCTCGGCAGCCTCCAACGGCAGGGCGCGGATGGCCTTCGCCACGCTTCCCGCTGGACAAAACCATCTCCCTGCCTCTACCGCACATCGCTCCCGCATTCGCTCCGCCGCCTCGCGCTGCGCTGACGCTCTTGCCGCAAGGCAGATCTGCCCTATCCGCGCGCCGATGACTTCAATGGCATCAGGGAGCCGTGCCACTGAGATCATCTTCTCAGCCTCTTCCACGAGCCCCTCGATTGGGGACTGCAATATCTCCTCCGCCGTCATCTCAGCCATCGTCGATCACCCCCGTGCTGCTCTTTAGCCGCTTCTCCACATCTCCCGCCCAGTGATCGCCGTGCGCATTTTGCGCGTCAAGTCGCTTTGACATTCCGGGCAACTTCGATCATCCCATCCATCGCTCTTGCCATTCGAACGCAGCGATGCAATAGATTCCGTCAGCATCGCGCCTCCAGCATTTGACTCCTAGCCAGAACAGGATGAATGCTACCGCCCTCTTGATGTGCCCGCTCGTCTCATCCATCGTCGGCCTCCTTCAGCAGCGCCGCAAGCCAGCAGTCGTCCCCATGTCGCCCCGCATCTTTTGGCGATTCGCACACTGGGCACTCAGGCCCGAGAGTCCCCATGCACGCCCACTCGATCTCCCGCAGCTTCTCCCGATCGACCGGGACGAAATCATCCGGCCAGAACAGCGGCATCCATGCTACCGGCGGATCGTCGGTGATGTCCTCATACCCGAAAACCGTGAACAAAGCACCATCGCGCCACTCGCAGATCATCCACGTCGCATCCGCGCGCCAGCCGAGGAATGGCACGTGCTTCGACTCAGAGCCCATCGGATAACAGGCAACGCCAACCTTCCCGCTCGGCGAGGAGGTAAGGGCGGCTTCCAGCCCCTGCTTCATGCTGGCGAGGGCCTGCATTTCACCAATGCGTTCAGGCTCGATCATCTCGTCTTCCGGGCACCATATGTCTTCGATCCGCAAAGCCGCTTCGATTGCCGCATCCTTCGCCGCGATCCTCGCCTCCAGGGCGGCAAGACATGCGCCCGCCTCATCTGCTAGCCAATCCCGCCAACCAGGCTCACTGTCATCCTTCTCGCGCCATCGCGTGATCAACTGCCTAATTGCCTCACTCTTCATCCTCCGCCTCCTTGCTGTTCCGGATGATCACCAGCGGCCCCTTGATCTCTACAGGGGCATCCTCTCTCTGTGCATCGAGCCCGAGCAACTTCGCCCGACGCTCCATGATCCTCAATAGACGGTCGACGATCCCCACTCCGTCTTTGTCTGGCCCTGCTTTGTCCGAGAGCCTTTCTTGCAACTGATCGAGCCGAGCGGCCTCAAGCTCCCGCATCTCCTCGACGGGCTCCCGGTTGGCCTCCTTCAGCGCTGCCATGACCGCGTTGTACGCCGAAGCAGGCGTAGCGTAGCCCAGCTCTTGCGCGATCGCCTCAAATGTGAGGCCGCGCTTCCGGAGTTCAAGCGCAGCAAGCCACCTGTCTCGGGCCGCTAGTCTGCGCTTGCTGGTCTTGCTTTCTCCCGGACTCATATCAGCACACCCACTTCGTATGGCATTTTGCTACCTTTGCTGTCGTTACAAGAATCACAAGCAACCGCCAAGTTAGATGGTCTGTGTGCTCCGCCCTCAGATAGCGGGATGATGTGGTCAACATGCCGATGGCCCATTTTAATCATCTTGCCGCACAGGTAACACCGCAGCTTTTTGTCTTCTTTCGCCTTTCTGTAGATCTCAGCAATCTCTGCGCGATTACCTATCGTCACCCCAAGGATTATCGCACGTCTTGCAGCTGCCCGCGCTGCATGTTCCGCTAAGTGATTCTTGGCATATACCGCACCAGAGGCACGTATCTGCTCTTTGTTGTTATTGCGCCATTTCGCAGCATATCCAAGCACCAGCTCCTTATTATTCTCGCGCCATTCTGTAGCGGCACGCCGCGCATGTTCCAGATTCAATTCGCGCCACTTGTTCCAACGCACGCGCTGCTCATCTTTGTGAGTGCGCCTATATTCAGCACACCTAATCCGATTCCGTCCCCTTACTTCAGGATTCAAAGCGCATCGGATTGTCTCATATCCCTTGCCCAAAGCAGCGGCAATGGCTTGATATGTCATCCCGTTGTCACGATATCGTTGCGCTCGCTCGATCTGCTCATCCGTCATCCGTACTCCCTTATCGCCGCGGCACACATTGTAGATCCATCAAACGCCCTCTTCATCTACGCCATAAAACGATTCGATGACCCCGAAGTTGTCGCCAATCCATACCTTGTCTTCATGTTGTCCTCCATTATACCCGATCCAGTACGTGTCTCATGAATTCCTTGCCCTGCCCTACTTCGCCGCACCCCGCCCAGCCCTGCCGAGCCCGGCCTGGCCTCGCCCAGCCGCCTGTCTGCTCATCTTGTCACCGCCTCCTTGTATCCCTGCCCTTCCCCGCCTTGCCCCACCTTACCGCGCCCCGCAGCGCCCCGCCTAGCCAGACTATGCCCTGCCTTGCCCGACCGTGCCTGACCTCGCATCGCCTCACCTCGCCCGGCCATCTCATTACGGCCTCCCTGCGTGGATACCCTGCCTTGCCTTGCCTCACCAGGCCATGCCGGGCCGCGCCGCGCCTGGCCAGGCACAACCTGGCCGCACCATGCCGTGCCCCACCTGTTATTGCACTTCCCAACTCGTCACGATCGACCGCCCGAATGGCCCTTTCCGCTCCGGGCGGAAGTCGAGCAACCCGACTCTCGCCCCAGCATCGTCCACCACGCGCCGAATCTGATCCTCAGTCAGCAACGTCTCGTCCCACTCGATGCAGAACGTAATGGACCACTCGTCAAGCCGGGGCCTGTGTCGCACGATTCGCCCTTTCGTCGAGGGCATCACCACGGCCCGCGAGTCGATCTCATATTCCTTCGCGCCCAGACTGATCCGTTCCGGCGTCACAATCACACACGCCGCTACCGGCTTCTGCAACGATGCCCGGCCCTTGCCTTTGCTGTAGACAGCCGCCGCAACCAGCGACCGCTGCACATTCACGCCAGGGACGTACAACTCGCCGTCGGGATCGCGATACGCCGCGATCTCCGCTTGCTCTTCCTTCGTCTTCTTCTCGATTGCCTCAATCGGCTCCAACGGGAATCGGTGCATCAACAACGCGCTCGTCCCTTTCAGGGTCACTTCGACTGTCTTCATGTCCTAGCCTCCTTGTATCCCTGCCCTTCCCCGCCTTGCACAGCCTCGCCACGCAAAGCCCCGCACAACCGTGCCGCGCCTTGCCTCGCCACGCTCTGCGTCCGTCGATCGCGGGCGTTGCCACCGGGTCGACACACCTTCAGGCCAATCGCGCCGACTACGGGCCGTCGCCGTGCCGCCTTCACACGCGCCCAGATCATGTGGGGAACCACGCGCCAATGCACCCACCTGCGATAGAGCCAATCGACCAACTCGCGCAGGTGTAGCTCTGCGGCTATCGCTCGTCCCAACTCCCGCACGGATTCCTCAAACGCCCATTGCGCAGCCATGAGACACGGCTTTTCGCACGCCGGACCCCCGTCATTGTTCATTCTGCCGCCCCCAACTCCAACGCCGCGATGCGCTGCAACGTATCGAACCGTACGCCGATGTCAATCCCGGCTTCCGGCTTCGTCCTGCGGTGTTCGTGGATCTCGACCATCGTCCGCGCAATCGGGATCAGCGGCTTGATCGCCTGTCGATACGCGTAGTTCTCGTCTTCCAGGACTTCGATTGCCTTTTCGAGGCCCGTTGCGCGCTTCTCAAGCTGCGCCTTCGTAATGCCCTTCTCTGTCATGATGCCTCCTTGACAATCCCTACAAGGGCGCACGCTCGCTTGTGCCCCTCGATAGCTTCGTCCCAAGTTGCATATCGCCGCTCAGGGTTTTCATACAGCTTACCCCATTCCTCTATCGTAGCCGGAATCGGCTTCTTGTCAGCATCAAGGATATAGAGCGTGCTCATCGCATCTCCTTACGCCCCCACTTCCTGCTTCCGTAGCCACACCGGATTCGGCTGGTATGGTCTCCTCCCCTTGCGCCGATCGAACAGCTCGCGTGCTCGCTTCGGTGACTCGCCTTGCGGTCCGGTGATCCCGCACCCTTTACAAGTCGCCGTGAACCACGCCCCGTCGCCGTGGACGATCAGATGGTCGTGCGGACACTTGCCGCTGTTCATTCCGCCTCCTTGCTCATCTGTCCCAAGGCGGCTGGCCGGATTCCACACGCTCCCCACTGCACTTGACGTAACAGCGGACGTACCAGCCGGAGGGCGTCTCCACATTGGCTTGTCAAGTGGCCGCAGCCGCCTTGGTTCATTCCTCTGCCTCCATGTCTTCTTGCTGGCGTTCTGCAAGATATCTCTCATACTCAAGATGCCGCTCATACTCAGCTAGCTCTCTCTCTTGACGACGTTCGCGCATATCAACAACCCTCGACGCCTCCTGATGTGCGGCGTCTTCCCATGTCTCAGCGGTGCCATCGTAGTAATTGTGGTCTATGCGCTCCATGCTAACTGCATCAGGATTCCCACCCCGACGCCGTGTCTCATATACGGCGTCGCCAAATGCTTTGTCGCGGTTCATTCCTCTGCCTCCATCTGCGCCCGGAGCGCTCTCCGTATCGCGTCGTTCTTGTTCTCTTGCGCGTCCAGATATGAAATCACGTCTGCGTCCTTTTCCGTGTTCAGCTTCAGGTTGAACTGCCTAGTTGTTGCTGGCATGATGTGCCTCGTCGGTTAGTCCGTTTCCTTAGCCGTAAACCCGTTGCAGGCAACTAGCCAGACTGGATCGAAATTGGCAGGCCAGACGAACCAACCACGACGAATGCCGCGCGCGTCGCCGCTGATTCCAAGGGCTTTGGCTGCGTCTTGTGTCTTGCCAGCCATCACATCGACCATCGCACTGAATGGATTGCTATCAACCTTGACCTCTGGATGCCGACATTGGCTGTGAGCATCGCCAGGTATCGTCCCCCGCCACTTACATTTGTAGCAGTTCGGTTTCTCGCCCATAGTTCCCTCCCATTGCGCAGGCAGCTGTTCTCGCGTCTCTCGGTATAGCCTATGCCGCCGCCGATGTCAACCCCGCCACTCCTCGAATGACCGCAACGGAATCGCCTCTCCCGTCGCCTTGTCGAACAGCCCGCCCTCTTTGCCCCGCTTGAACTGTAGGCGACCCTTGAATGCATTCACCTTCATCACCGCAAGGCCACGCTCCGTCGCCGCCTGAATCAATTCGTCCTCCCGGCGCGTGCGGACGAAAACGGGCATATTGAACTCAGGGATTAAGCGGACGCCATCAACAGCCAAGTCCGGTTTAAGAACTACCGGCGAGCACACGAGAAACGTCCCCCATCGCGCCTCAAGCAGCCCCGCCTTGATGAGATCCTTTTTGAGCGTAGAGTATGATGCTCCGCTCGCCGCTGTCTGAATGAACTCCGCATCACCAGGGGACGGGCCAATGGCGTCATATATGAGCCTCATCTTCGCGTAGTTCACCTCGGACGGCCAGCCCTCACGCTCGATCGCCCACTCGTACACGTCCGCGATGTCGTTCGCCTTGATCGGATCCCAGCCGAGGCCCGAGATGTGTTCATCGAACGACCGTGCGCCGGCCAGGAACCTCACACCGTCCCTCAGATCGCGCATCATCTCGCCCACGCTGCTGTCGATCTCACCCACCGTCTGAAGGGACTGAGCTGCCATGATCGCCGCGAGCTTCTTCCAGCGATTGTAGAACCACAGGGTATGCTCGGGGACCTTATTCCCGCCTGGATCGAGGATCTTCATCGTGCCGATGTGCTCAGGAATCCCCGCACCCGGCGCTCCCTGCTTCGCTGGCTCGAACTCCACCCATCGCCAGTTTCCATTCGGCGGGAAGCGCCGGTGACACTCCGAACACGACGCCGCAAGGTTCGGCGGCTGGTTCTTCCAGTGATCAGGCGGCAATCCGCTGGGGCCTTGGTGCTGGAAATGTGAGATCTCCGTCGCGGGCTGACCCCCACAGAAGAATTGGCAAACGCCTTGATCGCGTTCCATCACATCACGTCGCGTTTTCTCGCTGGGCCCAGTTGTCATCACGCCTCCTCGAACATGGCGAGGACGGCACGGGCCGATGTCCAGACGTCCTCACTGTGATACAGATAGCCAGCCAATAGCGGATGCACCGGTAGGGCTTCGCCCTTGGTCAGAAGCGCCTCCAGCGTCTCCCGTACCGGCTCTAGGATCTTCGCAACTACCTCAATCGCTTCCTCATATTCGGCTTGGGAATCCAGATTCAGTGCCGAGCGCCTGTATGCATCGATGATCTCTCTTGCCAGCTCCATCGCGCCTCCTCAAACGCCATCTGCTCCACGGCCATCACGGCCTGCGGCACCCGCCGGATCAGCCGGTAGTACCACACGCCGCTCCGATAGCTCTGATGGATCTCGTATCTGGCGAGCCGTTCGTCCTGGCAACACGCCGATCCGCCCGGCAACCGCGCCCGGATCTCCGAAACCCGCGTCGCGATCGCCGTCGTCTTGCATGCGGTCGTCAGTTGCCAGCTCGAATACCATGGCGACGCATCGAAGCCCTCGCCTACCTCCTCAACCCAGCCCATCTGCTCGTCAAGGAACCGGAACACTTGTCCCGGCTTCGTGTCGCGGTACGTACCGTCATCGTTCACGATCAGCGCTGCGTGCATCAGGCACCTCCTCGGCTCATTCTGGATCCCCGTAGGCCGACGGCAGGGCACGAACTCGCCCAAGGACACCGAACAAAGCATCGCGAACATCCGTCTCATCGGTGCCAACGCCCCTGATGGTGCCCTTGATTTCTTCCTCGAACCTCCCCCTCGTCGTCGCCTCCGCCTCGCGTTGGGCGGTAAGGATGTGCATCACCGCCGTTGGCCTCAAGATCTCGGTCATCTCCTCCGCCGTTGGTGCCCCAGCGTCACAGCCATGCGCTCCCTGCCACAACCGCCCACAAACCATTGCCAGTGCCGCGATTGATTCATCGCGCACAAGCGCATCTGCCCTCTCTCCGGCATTCATCGTCGGCCTCCTTCAGAAGCTGATCGAACTGATCGAGAAATGGCCGGATAGAGATGCGCAATGTTCTGTCCGACGCAGTGAGCGACAAGAGCACGCCCCGCCAATCACGCAGCCTCTCCAGCTCGACGGCGACCATGCCGCTCGATCCGGCGAGGGCGGATCGAAGTGCGGCAATGATGTCAACGTCATCCGGGCATCTGTGTGCGACACCGCCAAGCGGTTGCGGCATTTCGATCCACGGCATTTCCAACGCAGTTGTTACCGCTTCGCGTAGGTCGCCGGTCTCTTTCGCCGCCGCTGCAACTTCCCCCTCCAGCTCCGCGATCCTCGCCTGGTCCTCCTTGCGGGCCGCGCTGATTAGCGCGTTGATCGTCTCAACCTCCATTGCGCGCCTCCTTTCTCACTCGTTGGTCCGGCCCCGCCATCTCCACGATCGCGCATTGTTGTGACCAGCGAGAGACTGCGCGATCTCCGTACCGTTCCTGAAACTCCTTTGGCCATCTGAGATTCGTGCTCACTGCGATCGGCGCGCGCTCGCGGTAGCGATAATCGATGATCTGCTCTAGTTCCTCGGTCGCGAAATCCGTCGACCGCTCCACCCCGAGATCATCCAATACGAGCAAAGCGCATTCTCTGCATTTCGCCGCCGTCCACCGGATCCCCTCGCCGATCTCCGAGCGCAAACGATCAATCAACTCGGGGACAAACCAATATCGTACATCCACGTGATTCTCCATCTCGTCGCGTGTCAGCGACGGCGCGGGCTCACTTGCCGGGTCGATGGCCGCGTAACGCTGCGCAGCCTCCGCCATCAGCTGCCTGATGTCCACGGCAACAAGTTCGCCCGCGCTTCCGTCGCTCTCGGGGCATCGCTGATCCATCCATGCGCGCTCTTCGAACCTCCTCGCCGCACAGATGAGATGGTGCGTCTTCCCCGTGCCCACCAACCCGTAGAGGAGAACCCCCTGCGATTGTCCCGCAGCCAAGGCTTTGCAGGCCGCGAATCCCGCCTGATTCCCGGCGTGCACGCGGGTCGTCTGGAAACACGCCCCCACGAATCCGGCCCCGATTCTGCTCCCTTGGATCATTCGCGCACCTCCCACATCGAGCAATCGAACCGCATTTGCTCATCCGTGTCGTCGAGCAATCCAAGGACACAATAGAACCCATAGTCCGGGTCGCTCTCTTCGTGGGCACATGTCGGGCAGGCGCGTCGATCAGGATTCAGCTTGCAGGTCTGTTCGTGTTTCTCTATGGTGCTCTTCTTCGTGCTGACCTGCCTGCCGCATCCGAAGCTACACGCCCAGGCTACTACACGCTTAGGCATTAGTCCCCCCCATCATCAACGCCTTATGACGTTCTCGTACTCCGATGGATCGCGGCCACGTGCTACATTCCGTGAGCCGCTGTACTTCGCTGGCGATACCTCATCTTCCCACCGTTCCTGATTCAGCCACGTCGTCGGATGTGGGATGTACTGCCCGCCGTCTTTCGTCCACTGAGCGCACCCGATGTGTTCCCGTAGCCCTGCCATCAGCGCTGAGAAAACGGCTTCGTCCTTTACCACTTTGGCGAACGCTTCTCTGGCCTTCTTCTTGCCCGCCTTGCGGGGGTAGAGCTCCCAAAATTCGTTGAACCGAGTATCGAGTATCGAATCCGATTCTCGAATACGAATACGGGAACATTCGCTGGCAAGCGAAAGCGGTTGCTCGCGGATGATTTCGGACGATATCAGATCGAGCGCATCGCCGTTAGGGTCTGGATATTTGCTGTTCTTGGCCCTTGGCGTCTGATGGTCGAGCCATTTCGCCACCTGAATATAGGGCATCCCCCCCACTGTGTACACGAATATGAGTCCCGCATCCCTGATAGCAGCTAGCATCCTGTCTATAGCCTTGGGGGTTATTCGTTGCTTGAGAGGGAAGCACGCGCCTTTGATGATGGCAGGTCGTCCATCGAACCGACCGAAGTCATCGCATTGCACGAGAAGCCGGTAGAAGAATCGTTCCTCTTCGGCGGCTAGCTTGTCAAGGTTCGGACTCCGGCAAATGCTTTCTTTGAGGATCCTATTCGGCATCGCTTCTACCCCCTACAGTAGGTTGTGGGGGACGATCACCACTGTAGGGCGATCACCGGACCTAGTGGATAGGCTGGGATCTAGTGATCGCCCCCACGGCACCCATTATACCCGAAGACGTCGACGGAGCCAATCCCCGATCACCCAGATCGGCACCACCAGCGTCTCTCCGATCCACTCCAGCGCGCCGCGTATTCGAGCCCACACGCTCGGATCCGGCTCGGGAGGCACCCACGCCACGAACTCGCTGCGTCTCACGCGCTGGCTGGGCAGATATTGCCGCCTCAGCCGTCGCCGTTTCGCGCGTCGTTCATCACGATAGGCCATCAGACCTCCCGCCATCCCCCGCGCTCTTCGGCAATACGCTTCGCTTCTCCCCTAGTGACGGAGTCCCCAGTGAGCCACGCTTTCTTGGTTTTCGCCCGCCACGGCAAGTCTACTTCGGCGAGTTCAGACGCGCATTCGCGAGCCGCTTCTGCGTTCAGGAAATACCCAACGAGTCGCCCTGTCGGAATGTGTGTCAGATGGCTTGTTCCGTCCCGGATTCCGAAGATGCCATCGCACAATACCTCGCCATCTACTTCCTCCTTGCACAACCCGCCAAGCCTACGGCCTGTCTCATCGTAACGGTAACGAGCAATCTTGAATATGGGCATTGTCGCCTCCTTTCAGTGGGCAGCCCCAGGCGCGAAGGCAGCCCGCGGAGGTAAAGCAGACGAAGGGCTGATTCGCCCTGCGTTGCGCCTGATATCCGCACCCTGCACTCGCCAGAGCGCCTTGCTCACGGCGTGGATCTCGCATCCCGGCAACGCCGCACGAAGCTCCGCCACTGAAGCCCCCACGATCTGGTTATCCCACAGGTCGAGCGTCGTCAACCCCGTCAGCCTTGCCAGTGGGGCCAGGTCCACGATCTGGTCGCCCCACAGGGAGAGCGTCGTTACGCGCTGGCGCTCCTCGTCCGTCAGCATGTGATCCACTGGTAGGTTCAGTGTTCGCTTGATTGCTGCTTCGATCTTCTTGCAATCGCTCATGGGTCCCTCCTCATTGAGTTCCGCATTATCCTGCACATACCGCGTCTGCCTCCTTCATCAGCAAAGCCATCCCATCCAACATGTGTTTGTTGGCTTGCGCGAACTCCTCCTGCGCCAGCCCGATCAGGCGCAGCCCCTCCGTGTGGGCCACTATACCTCCTTTATCCGACTGAGGCTCGATTTGCGCCGCTGCTTCGACTACGGCTGGATCGCCAGCTTTCGCCACGGCATAGAACGCGATTACGTGCTTGCAGAGTGCGCGCGATGGACAGGTGCAAGTCGTGATCAGATCACCGACCTTGTCCCCGCGTTTGATCGTTACCGCGTAACTCCGTGGCACAGCGTGCTCGCTGAACGAATCCACCTCGGACAGCATCGAGCCCGCGACGATCTCGCCTAGATGGACGTGGCTCGCGTAGTCCGGTGGCAACGTCGGGACCTTCGCGAGGATGTCCGCTACAGAGACGCGCATGATTCCTCTTCTTCCGCCTTGTCCACCCGCGTTGCCTGATCGATCGGATCCGGTACGGGAACGAACTCTGTCGCCCCGTACTTGGCCCGTAGTTCCATCTCCACAATGTCGAGGTCCCGCGAGAACGCGTTGAGCGCATCGTAGAGGAGCTTGTGGAAGTGAAGGTCCGGGAGGACGCGCACGACGAATCGCCAAAGGCCCGGATAGTAGACGACGAAGTCGCACCACGCGCGTTCCGTCACCAACAAGCCGCCCTGCACTTGATGGAAGTAGTCGGCCGGGATATCGCCAGCCCGGAGGCATCCGATCGTCGTCTTTGCCATCGGGTTCTTGATCTCGATCATCCCGTCGTCTCCCACAAGCCCATCAGGACTGCATCCGAACAGCCCGGAATCGTGAAGACAGAAGCCGACTTCCTGGACTGGCGTCTCGTGGTCCATCGCGTAGATCCGTCTCGCGGTCGCTTCCCGGGCCTTCCCTTCTTCCATCTTGAGGGACGTGAACGTCTCCTCGACCATGCCCGTGATCCGCTCGGCCACGAGTTGATTCAGGTATCCGTCTGCTTGCTTCGACGGGGTGCCCTTCGATGTGATGATCTGAGAGAATGCCGAGGCGGTCGGTATGCCTAGCCGCGCATCCCACCACTCCTGAGAGTACTGCTCGCATTCGATGACCTTCATGATCTGGCCTCCTCTGCCCGGACCTCCGACAGCCGCGCATTGAACTTCTCCCAGACGACCGCTGCACTTTCCGTGCCGATCTCGCTCACACAAGTTTCCTTGTTGCGGCCCCACCAGCCGGCGAAGGCTTTCACGGGACCTTCCGCGGCATCAAGCATCGCCTCCAGCCAACGTTCCATCCCGGCTTCATCTGGCCCGAGGTTCTTGTATTTGCAGCCATCCCAGAGATTGTAGTACACCGCTGCGCCGAACCCTAGGCCTTTGAGCGCGACACCCAACGCATCTGTGCACGCCATCTTGAGGGCCTCATCATTCGAGAATCCCCGGTCCCTTTTCTCGCCCTCCATTTTGACGAGCACCTTGCCACCCACGCCGAGACACGGCTTCGACCATTCGCCTGTCTCGGGATCGCGGTAGAAGAAGCGCAGATGTACGTGCTGGATGGTTTCGCCGGGTGCACCGGGTTCGGTCCAGTGTTCGACGAGTTCGGTATACCAGCCGATCCCCTGCGGGCCGAAGAGTTTCGTCGCCATCTCCAAGCGCCATTGAGGATTGATCGAGGTCTTGCCCGAGAGCCTACCCCCTTCGATCGGAGCTAGGGCGAACGCTTCGGGCTTGTTCGCCTGTTCCCAGATGCGCAGATTGTCGGGATCGCCGGTCATGCTGCCTCCTTATCAAGCTGCTTTTCTATCGCCTGGAGCCGCGCTTTTGGGTCGAGGACAGTCCCGATCCCATCTTCCATGAACACCACGGCCCCAAGCCTCTTCGCCTCTTCGGCGGTGTCAGCCACCTGCTCAACGAGCGCAATCACCCCGGCGTCCCTAGTGATGTCATCGAGCTTCTTGCGATGAGCGGTGTCCATTAACCCGCCCTCGTAAAACAGCAGGAACGGGATGTCGGGATTTCGTTTAAGCGCAATCGCTACGTCGATCTCCAGTTGCTCAATCGCAGACGCTTGTTCGAGAGGATGGCCATTGAATTGCACGTCGTTTGAATCAAATGTCAGCCCCTCGATTGGCATGTCAGCTTCTGCGAGTAGATCCTTCTTTTCCGCCTCGATGCGCTTCAATGCAGCGCGCTGATCTGTGATATTCTGCCGAACCTGTGCCGCTTCGGCTTCAATCGCGGTCCGCTCCTGCGCCCTCTTGGCCCGCGCATTGACCTGTTCGGCCTGTCTCAACTGATCAAGAATTGTTTCCTCATCGGCAATCGGCATTGCGGCCAAGACTTGTTCGACGCTGGCGCAGTCGCGCTCCGCCTTCGCCCTGATCTTCGCCGCCTCCTTGATCCGTTGCTCTAAGGCCGCCTTTTGTTCCATCAAACCATCTAGTTGGTTCGTCGCTGCTCTCTCCGCGCCTTTCGCGTTCTCCACCGCTCGGGATTGATCTGCCCGCTGTTGATTGCATTGCTGTCTGGTCTGCAGTTCCTCTGTCAGGCCGGCGACTGACATTGGCTCGGGCGGATTCTCATCCTTCTCCCACCCCTTCAGGCGGTCCTCCAATGCTGTTAAGTGGTCGCCCTTTGCCCTGATTATCGCCAGCAGTTCCTCTTTCCTGACATCGAACTCTGCGAAGTCGACACCCGTCAGGTCTCTCAGACACGCGATTCGGTCTGGGCGGGACATCTCCATCAGCGGTTTCAGCGTGACGGATGATCCAGCGAGCAATTGATCGACGATGCGCCTTGGTTGTCCGAACGTCGCGCCCTTTGTATCGAGGCTTTCCGCGATCAGTTCGTCTGTTTGATCGCCTGCTTTTGTGTAGTGGCCTTGCCGTGTGAGCTTGATCCCCTTGTCTTTGAGGGCCACCGAACACGAAAACCGCTCTGCCCCTTCATGGATGGCCTCGACTGGGGTCAACTTTCCGCCAGCCCAAATGTTCAGTGCGGCGTCCAGAACCGCGCTCTTGCCCGCGCCGTTTGGCCCGCCGATACCATTAAACCCTGCCCTCAGTACAACAGCCAGATCCTTGCACTTCTGGTAGTTGTGCACGACGAAATCGACAACCCCGCCAGCCTGCTTCTTGCTCATCAAATCCTCCTTGCCTCCCCCAGTGTTTGCGATACTCCAGGCCCGACTGGATGCTCACGATAGTCCGGCTCGTCGCGCTCGTTCTCAAGGATCCCATCGAGGATGTCTCGTTCACGCGGGGTTAGCCCGCCCAGATATGAGTGGTCACGTTCGATCGCGTACCGATCGCGGCCCTTGTGGTAGTAGACATCCTGTCCGTTGATCTTACACGCAAGGCGCCAGCCCATGTACGTCTCGCTCATTTCTCCTCCTCATGTAACTTCGTCCCTAGCGCCTCTTCCAGCGCCTTGATCGCCCGCTCACTCGGATCGTACCGTCCACACTCCCAGTCCGAAATCGACTGGATCGAATACGTGCTGACTTCCGAGAGCTTGCGCTGTGTCCAGCGGCGGAGTTGCCGCGCCATCTTGATCCGTTGTCCGATGGTCATGCAATCACCTCCTCAGAGACCCAAGGCGGCTGGCCGGATTCGAACCGACATCTCCGCTTGCGGCGTGTTACCTGGTCGCGACCTTTCCACACTACAGCCGCCTTGGTTCATGGCCACTAGCATACCGATTCTTATACCAATGTCAAGAGGACATCCGTCACCACGAAAAGAAGCGGGACGGCCACAGATTGCCGCCCCGCCCCAAGGAGGTACTCCACCCCGCCGCTAGGACGACGGGGCATCTTCTAACAGCTCGGATGCGGACTCGTCGGGATCGCCCAGCTCTCAGTCGTCCGCGCGCCGCATTCATCCTCAAACGTCGCGGTAATCATCGTGTCCTGCCCGGGCATGTAGTATCTCGGCCACGCCAGGACACAAGTATGGCCCCCGGGATAGCCCGCCTCAGACTGATCCGGAGGCGCGTAGGGTAACCCGGATTCCATGTCGATTGGCCCTTGCCAGATCGAGTGGAACACGAACGCATTCTGTAGCATCCCCGCGCCAGTCCCTACGTGGTACTCGTCCGGTTGAGGCGGATGCTGCCCCACATATGGCGGGCAGAACACGGTGTTCAGTTCTCCGAGGTACGTCGTATGCACCGTCGCACCGATCAGCGTAACAGGCCCGCCCTCAGGATCATGGGCGTCGGGGAATGTGACGACGTAACGCGATCTCGGGATGATCCACCATAGATTCGCGATACCATTCAGCACAGGCCGTCCGATCACCGGGCCCTCATTGACCAGTCCGACCGCGATCGTCTCCTCCAACACCTCGGAGCCTTTCATCCACACGACCGTCGCCTCGCACGGCAACGACGCCAACGTCACGGCAAGCGTGTTTGAGACTTGCTGGTATGTGCGGCCCTCGACAACGAACGTGTACTGCCCGCCTACGGGCCCCTTAGCTCGCAGAGTCACCGCCAATGGAGGATAGCCGGAGTCCGGCGTCGCCGTCAGAGTCAACGCGGCGGGCGGCGGATCGACCAACCAATTGCACCCGGAGAGAACAGCCAACAGAAAGATCGCCCCAAGAATCACTATGCGTTTCACCTGTACCACCCCTCAGAAAGGCAAGGCGGGCCGGCGGCTCTCACACCGACCCGCACCTGCGCAAGGAGGCTGCTCTGTGCGCAGCAGAGCAACGTTGTTCATCCTACCAGTGACAACTGATGCCGACCATCGGCGCGATGACCCACAACGCGTTCGGCGCGTAAGTCATGTCGATCGCGCCCCAGATCGTGACAACCTTGCTCACGTAGAAATCGAGTCCGACGGAGCACGTCCACGAGTCCAATACGATGATGTTCGACCATCCCGAGTAGTCGTAGATTGAGACGACGCCGAAGTCCAGCCCGAAGATATCGCCCGTGAGCGATACAGTGCCGCCAAGCGTCACCGATTGCGTCTGTGTGGTGAATTCCGCGAACAGATCCCAGCCAACGCCAAGACCCTGCGAGGATTCATCACTCCAGACCCCGAAGTTGCCGTCCCAGCCGAGTACGATACCCGTCTCTAGATTGAGTGGGTTCGTCTCGACCTCGAAGTACGGCCCACATACGGCGAGGGCCGATAGCCCCAACAGCGCTACCACAACCAAAACCAAAGCGCGCTTCATGTTTCCTCCTCAGACCCCGACTGTGGGGTCGTTCAGCAGTTCCTCGACAAACGTGTTGACCTTTCTCCACGCCTCGGCGAAGGCCGCCTGCCAATCCGGCCCCGTCATTGCGAATAGCTTCCGGATGTATGGGCGAACGGAGTCCGCGAGCTTGGATGGATCGACTTGTGCTAGCAGGGAGATCGCAATCTCCGCTGCTTGTTTCCTGGCCAGCCTCAGCGCTATCGCTAGCGCCTGCTTCTTCAGCCAATCAAACATGCACCCACCTCCTCGTACACCGATTTTACTGCTAGATACACTACGCCGTCAAGCGGCATCTTCCTCGTCGGGGAAATCCACCCGATCCGCAAGGCGGCGTTTCTTCCCGTTGCGTGCTACTAATGCGATGATGTCTTTCACATCCTCGGACTTCATGCCGTTCGATTTTGCCGTGATCACCATGTGCGCGGTGATCGACTGCTCCAACTTTTTCACCGCAGGTTCTAGGCGCACCAGCACAAAGATAGCCACAAACGCTGGGAAACCAACCTTGCCGATGAAATCTCCGACTGCACCTAGATCCATTCTATCCTCCTGTCAGAACCCCGCCGCCTTGATCCCCGGGCTCACTGCGATGCCGGAGAACTGCGCCGATACATACGGTTGCCAATCCCACTGTTCGACACCGGATGAGTTCACTTTGCGGACTACGTTATTCGTCGACGTACCCGCTACCCTGAACGTCCCGTAGACGTTGCCGTATTCGTCAACCGCGCAACCTACCGCCGCCGCCGTACCGCCGATCGTCGCTTCCCACCCTGGCGTCCCAGTGGATAGTACGAACTGCCGCAGACTCTTCCGTCCACCAGTCGCGCAGTATCCGAATCCATCGTGCCCAACCCGCACTGCATAGATTTGTGCCGACGGTATCGCTCCGCCGTCACCCCAGTAGACATAGCCGTTCGTGCCCATCTTCATTAGATAGCCGTCAACAGTTCCGACGTACAGACTCGGGATCCCTTCATCAATTGCAATCCCAATTACGTCACCCAGCGCCGATGTGTAGCGCAACGTCCAGTTGCCGACGGTGGCTGTGCAGCCGTAGACCGCATCCTTGGCTAATCCAGTCCCAGCATATAGCGTGTTAGCACTCACATCGACAGCCAGCGTATAGACTGCGTAGTTCACGCCGATTCTCTGTGACCACGCGACTGAATAGCCTGGACCAATGCCAGGGAATGACACGATATGCTTGACTGTACCGCCCACATCCCCAGTGAATACATTCCCGTTGTAGTCAACACAGATCGCTGTTACCAGGGCTGTATGCCCAGCGTAGGTCCATTGGTGTGCGCCCGCAGAACTGTAACAATAGACACTGGTGTCACACGCAAAGTAGACGTAGCCGTTATTCCCATCGTAGGCTACGGACCGAGGATTGACAATCCCGCCCCCGTATTTCGGCCAACCCGCAATGACAGATGGCGTATCGTCGATCGCGTAGAGTCGATCGGAGAACTGCTCGCAGACGTAGATCGATTTCTCTCCAAGAGGAACCTGTTTGATCACCCCGCCGATCCCAAGTGCGTTCACCGTACCTCGTTTGATGACGCCACCGACACTGGTGTACTCGCCGACGATCTGCTTGATGACGCCCCCTATCTGCGTGTATTTCCCCTCAGCCATAGCTAAGCCTCGTAGACGAACGCGATCTCGCCATTCTGGATCTGGCCGGCGGTTGGCACCGTAGTCCTCAGCACGATATTCCGCAGCATCGCAGTCGTGTAGTCTGTGTCCGGTGCCAGCGCAATTGCTTGCCCGGTGAATGTCCCGCCCGCTATCGGCATCTGCACGTCGTTCGTCACATTGCCAAGGCCGATCTGCGTTTTCGTCACCGTGTGCGGATTGTCGACTAGCCCCGAGTGATCCGTCACAGTGGATTTGATTGCGATGTCGCCCGCGGCACTAGGCGCTGCCACCTGAGCCCGCCCGCTCGCATCTCTGATGATGAGTTTGCTCGCCGTCGCCGCTGACACAGCTCCGTGTATTCCCGTCGTCGCGTCTACGTGATCTTTCAGATAGGCGAGGTTCGCGCCGATCTGGTTCAGATCGCTGTATGCCACACCATCACTCGATAGCCAATCCGTTTTCGGTGTCGTCCATGCCATTAGTCTTCCTCCCCAGCACCGTACCTCACGGCGCCATATCGGTTGTCACCGTAGCCGCCGGTATAGCCCGACTCCCAAAGCGGGACAATCCCCGTGACTATCACCGCCCCGACCAGTTCCTTTGATGTGTGGCGGTTGACATCGCCCGTAGCGGCTACCACTCCGGCCAACTCTTTCGCGTAGTAGCCCCCTTTGGCGGCCCCGTACCGGGTAGCTCCGTATCGATTGTGCCCATATCCACCGATCAGGCCGGAATCCCACAACGGCCGCCCCTCTGCCGTCACGGTCGTAGAGAGCGTCTTCCGGTAGATCGTTTCCCCGCCCGCGATCCGCTGCGCTGTGACCATGACTTCCAAGCCGCCGTCGAAGTTGATGTCCTGCCGCATCAGCCCATATTCCGATGTGACTTCCCCTCGGTAGTCCGGGGCGACCACACGATCCCCCAGCAACAGCGCGATATTCCCGCGCGCCCGCATGAGTACATCACGGCGCGGGTCCTTGTACGTTGCGAGTAGAGAATCGGCAGCGGCCTGGGCCTGTGTCTCTGTTTGCCAGAATTCACTAGAAATCGGCTCGCCCAGCGTTTGCTTGCCGTTGCTTGCGATGCTCGTCGCATCCTCCGCGACGACGACACGTCCTCCCTGCACTTCCAGCGGCTTGCCACGAATCGTCACCGAAGTCACTGTCTCGTCACCCGGGTCGGAGTTGCTGTAGGTGGCTGCAGCGCCCCATGCGTAGATCGTCATCGAGTCAAGCGTTACATGGCCCCCGGGGTCCACGAATACGAGAGGGTCCACCACATCTACGCATGGTGACAGATCGAAGTAGTGCGTCTTCGTGATCGAACCCGATCCTGGGACGGTGAATGTCTCGGTGTCCACGCAGATATCCTGCTCGGCGGATGGTACACGGGGATCGGCCCGGGCTTGGACGTAGTTGATCATTTGTGACCACTGAAGCGGATGGTCGATTGTGAAGAAGTTCGCCTCGGTGAAATGGAAATCGTATGGCTGCGCGGCCGGTGCTGTATAGATCTCGATCACGATTTTGCCATCCCGATCACAATAGACCTGGCCTAGCGCCGCTGCTGCAATTCTCCGCAAAGCCTCACGGTGTGACATCCGATCGAACCACGCATAGGGGATCGTGTAGTCTGCTGTATCCAGAACCGGATCGATATCCCAGTCCGCGTCAGTTAGCCCGGCATCGGCCATCACAGTGACTGCGAGATCATGCAGCGTCACATTCTCATAGACTTCCGATGTTGAGAACTCGGTCCGCCTCAGGCGATCGAGCATATCCAAGCCCCGTACTTCAGCCCACGTCACCTCCTCGGGCGTGCTCCAGTCGCGTGAGAAGAAAGTGCCGAGGGGGAACCATATCCGCTCCCCGGAGTGTAAGTCGCACCCGAGCCACGCCCGGATGGCGCGGTTGTTCAATAGCATCCCGTGGAGCCTGCTGTTGAAGTTGCCCGCTGTGAACAGATCGTCGATGTTGTTCAGCCGTACGGTGATCTCGTTGGATGAGATGTTGCCCTGCGGAATCGTCGGCTCTTCGAATTCACGCTCCTCAAGCATTCGGATTGAGAACAACTCGCCGTCCTCAGAATCGTAAGTCTCCTCAAGCATCGTGAAGAACTGCGAGATTTTGCAGACCGCCCATGGGCGGCTCCACTTCTCAATCGTGAGAACGTGCTTCACAATGGCGGATTCGGTCGGGGACACGGCCTTCGTCCACGTCACGAGACCATTCCCGGTTTCGTGCCATTCGTATTCCAGGGCATCGCCCACAGAATAAAGCCGTACCCAGAAATCGACGGGGTACTCCTCAAGTTGATCATCTCCAACGACCAGCAGACTCTCGACTGACCGTTCGCTGTGCTCGATCGTGAGCACGGGGTCCGGATCGAACTCAGCGGTAACGGAATCGGAGAGCGTCGTACCCCACCATCCGACGCTGTACTCTGTAGCCGACGGCAAGGGATGGAATGTCCCGTCAAGCACGTTGCGATGCAGGGAGAACCACTTGAATGCTTCTGTCTCCACATTATCTGTGGTTTGGTCCGGATACGTGTAGCGGCCCGTCTCCGAGGCCGTCTCCTCAATCCCGGCAGAAAAGAACGGGTCGGTGTAGGTGATCGCCACGCGTCCGAGAATCTTCCGGATGGTCTTGTTCATCTCATAGGCCATATCGTAGGCAGTCTTCTGGAAGATGCCCCGCGCCGTCACCGTGGCCGTCAGCGTTTTCTTGATGAGACGCCCGACTGTGGCCGTCGCAACGACGCCGCCGGATATGAGCTTCTCAATGAAGCGCCCCACCGTACCAGTTGCCCGGACCGTCGTCGCCAAACCCTTCCCCGTTTTCCGAACAATGGACCCTAGCGCAGTGACCATGGTGGAGCACATCTTCGAAGTCTTGCGGTTCACCGTCGCCGTTGCTTGTACCGTAGCGGTGAGTGTCTTCTTGACAAGCCGTGTGACGATCGCGGTGGCAACGACACCGCCAGCGGCGATCTTCTCCGTTATGCGTTGAACTGTCCCGGTGGCAAGCACGGTTGTTACTAGGCTCTTGCCCGTCTTCCGGATGACAATGCCGGTCGCTGCGACTGAGCTGGTGAGGCTCTTGCCGATCTTGCGCCCGACGGCCCCAGTAGCGAGGACGCTAGCCGTGACAGTCTTCACAAACTGCGCCGCACGGGTGCCTGTGGCTAGGACGGTAGCGGACAATCCCTTCTGAGCCTTGCGAACAACAAGGCCTGTCGCCGCGACTGTGCCCGCGAGATTCTTCCCCGTCTTGCGGTTCACTGTAGCCGTTGCGATTACTGTAGCCGTGAGCGTTTTCTTGACAAGCCGGGCGATGGTCGCGGTGACGATGACGCCACCCGCTGCGATCTTGCCTGCAATGCGGCTCACTGTGCCGACAGCCGTGACTGTCACGGTCGCGAAAGCCTTGCTTACCTTCCGGACAACGACGCCAGTCACGGCGACGTTACCTGTGATGGTCTTTGCTATCTTCCGGGCGATGGTTCCTGTGGCTGCTACTGTGCTAGAAAGAGTCTTGCCGACGCTGCGCCCCACTGCAGCCGTCGCCGCAACCGTGCTGGAGAATGTTTTGCCCGCCTTGCGGATGGCAAGTCCCGTTGCGGCAACCGATACCGAAAGCGCCTTGGCTGTCGTGCGCACAGCCACGCTAGTCGCTGTCGCGACGCCGTAGACGACCTTGACGAAAACGGACACATCCTCTTGGGACGCGCCGTAGCGGGTCGATCCGTATCGGTTGTGCCCGTACATGGGGGCCTACTTCTTTGGTTTCTTCGTATCCAGGTCGATGTCCTCCACGGCCTCGAAAGCGAGCCCGAGATTCGCCTTGACCCAGTTCTCCTTCGCGAGAAGCGCCTGGGGACGGGCATACGCGGCCTCGAGCTTACTGAAGTCGGCGTCTTCCAGATCGATCGTCGGCTTCTTGTGATCGACCAATCGCAGACCGATCCTCCAGACAATCACGGAATCCCCCATCGCGAGCATCGCGACATCCTGGATCGTGTCGATCAGCAAAGTTCGGACTGTCCAGTGGACTGGCTTGCCGTCTTCATCGAACTCCTTGATGTATGGTACCCCGTCAAGGTGTGTCGCCTCTCGTCCTATGTCCAGTCGCTTCATTGAACCCCCTTATTGAATCAGCTTCTGCGCCTTCGTCCGCACGTCTGCCATCAGTGCGCGTGCGCCGGAGATCTGCGCTGTCGTCAGATACGGGGCGAGATCTCCTTGTTTGTGTTCCATTGTTAGTCCGTCCGCGTCAAGAATCTCCACCGTGTACTCGGCAGATTCTTGTCCGCCTGCTTTCACTTCAAGGAGCACTCGGATGTCCCCGATCTCCGATGGTACCCGCGCCTTCACTACCTCGAAATCCATGTATCCCTCCTATACTGCGTCTAGCTGAATCGCGTACTCTACTCCGTTGATCCACGCGTAAAGCTTGTGCGATGGCGTGAATGTGCCGATCGCAACCACTGGGCTCTCCAACTCAAGCCCGAAAGTAGCCCCCGCCGAACCAACACTGTCCTTTGAGTAGATGTAGATCTGGTCGTCAGTATGGGCTGCTGGCGCGGTACCGTTGGCGACAACGAAACATCCCCTCGCCGTGGCATTGAAGGTCGGTGTCCCTAATCCCAAGTTGCCACCGACGTTCAGATACGAATTGCTCTCAGCGGTTGCATCGAACACGACCTTATTGGACCCTGCCTGTTTTAGGTACAGGGTCCCGGTGCCACTCCCGTCGGCGGACAAACTGAGCGCGAAATTCACATCATCCGCGATTGTCATTTTCGTGCCAGCCCCTGCTGATTGAATCTGTAGTGGATACGATGGTGTGGCTCCTACCCCCAAACGGCCCGCAATCGTCATATACCCAGCACTAGAGATCGAGATTAGATTGCTGGAATATGCCCCACCGCCAATGCTCGCCTGAAGATCCCATGCCCCAGTCGGTGCCGCTGCACCTTGAATCGGGCGAACAAACGCACGGAACGCCACAGCTTGAGATGCGGCTGTTGCGTCCGTCTTCCAGCCTTGGCCCTGCCAGATCGAAGGCGGCGAATACTGCTGTGCGCCCGCCGCCGCTGCCGTCGTGTTGATCAGTTTGAGGCCGTAATCGCCCTGAGTCGCACCGATCGCCGTCTTCGTGACGATCAGCTGCTTGTCGGTATTGTCCCAGACGAGGCCGGAATCCGTTTTCAAGACTCCGGACTCCTCGAAGAACACCTCCCCAGCGTTTGCAGCTTGGATCGGTGTCATGATCTGCCCGATTTCATCTGCGGCCGCGACGATCTCGACGATGCTCCCGGCAGGCCACTCGTACGTTTCGTCACCTACCGTGACATTCTTCGCCAGCGCATAGTCATCCGCCGCTGCCATCGTCAGCACATCCGCAGCGTAGCTAGTATAGATCAGCAGACACCACTTCGTATTGTCTGCATTCCTCACGCGGATCACGTGCGCTGCGTTCGGGAATCCAGTCCCATCCGTCAATGTAATCGTCGTGTCTGTGCCACGGACGTAACTGGTCGCAACAGCAATCGTATTCTGCGTCTCGTTTCTAGTCGGTGGCGCTACAATTGGTGCCGCCATGCGTCACCCCCTATCCCTGGTCGTACTTCACTTTGATCGTGTACTCAATCGAGTTGCCGACTAACACGTTGATCGGGTCGAATGTCGCCCTCAGATACAAGAATCCCGTCGTCGATGACAGGTGCGTGAACAATCCACATTCCGTGATCGCCGCTGGGGCTACCGCGCAGGTGATTGTCCCCACCACTTGAAGTGTGTCGTCGGTCACGCTCGTCGTCACCTGTGTCATCACGCCGACAGTACGGGCTTCGTCATTTTTCGGCGTTTGGAGTACCGTGTTTGCTGCTGCTGCTGGCGTCACGCCCGTGCCCCAGTCAATCCACTGCGGCTGGTTACCGTTCGGCGCATCGAGCAAACGATCCGTCGTGATCTCCATCCCCTGATCCACCACTACCACTACATCAGCTGCCATGTCCCACCGTCCTTTCCTTCAGTCTCTTCAGTTTTGCCGCGAGGCTTTTCTTGTCCGCTTTCGACAGTCCGTCCGGTGTCGAAATCACGCCGAGATCCTCAAGCAGATTCCCGTCGGAATCGAACACCCGTGCGCTGACTGTCGCGGCGGGCCTTGCCTTACCTACCAACTCCGACATGTCAAACCTCCTCTAGTACGAACGTAACTCCGCGCCAATACCAGCTATCCATAGCCAGCTCTCGCGTGCGCTTAAACGGCCTCAGCTTCACTGTGTACGAATCAACCGAATCGTCAGATCTCTCGACTAACAGGCTCAGAGTAGATGTGACGCCCGTCGTGTACAGGCCCTTCAGTATCTCCAGCGTGGCGTCTAACATCCCCGCCGTATATGACAGAGTGAAGCGCTTCTTCGTCGCGATCGTGTCAATCACTAGGTCGCCATTGGCCACGCGACCCTCGCGGTTGATCTCGAAGTCCTCCTCGTCGAACGCCTGCCAACCCGTCTCGAATAGCGTCTCGGAATCCAACTCGCCCAGCCAGAATCTGCCTTTCACGCTCATGCCGTCACGATCACCCCGCCGCGTCGGTCGTTTTCCTCCATGAATGGATTGAACAGGGCGCGCGCCATCTGTCTGCCCTCTACGTTGAGGACGAGTGGCCTATTTGGCTGTCGTCCCAACACATCTGTCATCGCATCGTAGACGCCGTTCTCCACAGCGGTCCCGATCATCCGGTAGTCTATGCGCATTCCCTCGCGTTGCTCCGGCGTTAGTACCTGTTCGTGGCCGTGAGCCACGATCACGCGCCGTTCTCCTCTCGGCCCGGGGACGATTCCTCCGGATCCGTAACTAGGGATCCCAGTGTCTGTCGGCGGTATCCCGAGTAGGAAGCGCAAAACCTTATCGAGCTGCTTCCCAAACTGATGAGTGATCTTCGGATCGATGGATCCATACAGCAACGGAACAGCCAGGGCCGCCAGTGGCCCCAGATCCAATCCAGCTACCGCAGTATTCGTTGCCTTTATCGCGAGGTCCGTTTCCGTCGCCAGCGCCCAAAAGTTGTCGATGACTCCTTGCACTACCGTGTCGATGCCCGATTGCACGATCGCATCAACCATGTCCTTGAATCCTTGGTCGACAATGTCCGTGATGTCGGTGCGCTGTTGCTCGTAAGCCGTCTTCTCTTTCGCCAACAATTCTTCCTGATCCGCTTCGTTGTCTTCGAGATTGCGGCGAAGCTGCAAGTCTATATCGTAACGCTTGTCTGCATGGTCTGTCTCAGCATCTTGCATCTTACGGGCAAACTCCGTCTGTAATGCGAGCAGTTTTTCGGCTGTGCCCCCAGCACCATCTTCAATCTGCCGATCATACCATTCCTGGATGTCTCGTCGCCGCCGCCTATGGGCCTCATCATTATCTTCTATCCGTTCTGCGGCTGTCTTATTTAGATCCGCAATCCGATCGAGGCCACTCTTAATGATCCCGGCCATCTTGGACTGATGATCTTTCTCTTCGTCTTGGGACTTTCGGTAGAACGTCCCGAGTTCCCACAGAGTGTCGGCCAAGGATGTTGATATGATGTCTTTGACTGCATCTCCCCAGCTTTGCGTGCTGGCGACATTGTCTTCGAGAGCGAGCCCCAGCGCTTCGTAGCCGCCAATCAACGCCAACAAACGCTGGTCTACTTCCTCCCCTTGAGCGACTACGGCTTGTTCGGCGGCGATTAGCTTCGCATACTCTGCGCGGATGTTGCCAACAACTACGATGTAATCGAGACTGCCGCTCGCTGTTTCTGACAGTTCAGTTCGGAGATCCTCTAGCGCCTTCTCCGCCGCTTCGATCGCGCCCGTAGTAAGCGGCGCCACCATTTCAGCAATCGCTTCACCGGTGTCCTCCGCAGCTTCTTCTACGTCTTCGCTTACCTCAACCGCCGTAGCAGCGATCTCTTCAAGCAAGCGTTGCAGTAGCGGGAAATCGTCAGTCCATTCGTTCAGGATGTTGTTGAGCGCTGTCGGCCAATGCTGCATTACCTGCTCAAGATCGGGAGCGTCCTTCAAGTCCTCGTATAGCGCCCGCACCTTCGCCTTCAGATCGGCGGCGGCAACGGATGAAAGCATGCCAGCTTTCTCCATATTCTCGAAGGACTCATTCAACAGCCATACCCGATTCGCCAGGTTTTCTATAGCACTTGCCGAAGCCCTCACATTGCCTGTTAGCGGCGCTATCATATCTCGCACTGCTTCCACCGGCGCTATCAGCCCATGAATCGCGAGGTCCAGTAGCCCCACCTTTTCGCCAGCATCACCGAACGCATCTCCCAGCCCTATCAAGTCGGCCTCGAACGACGGCAGCCCGCTTGAGATAGCCACGAACCCTGCAACAATCCCAGCGATCACCGCAGCCACAGGATTCGCCGCTACCCAGATCGCTGTGAAACCCGCCGCGATAGCCATCAACGCGATTTTCACCGCCCCGCCATTCCGCGACAGCCACTCCAGACCATCGATGATCCCATCGAAGATCGCCTTGATTCGATCCCCGATCTCCTTCTGATTGTCCTGCAGCCACGTCAGAAGTTTCCCCATCTGTTCGGCTAGGTCCTCGCCGATGTCCAGCTTCAGGTTCTGCCACCAGACTTTGAGTTCATTGAGCTGGTACTGGATACCAGCGGCCATCTCTTCGTAAGCTTTTTCGTGTGCTTTTGTTTCCTCTGTCATTTCGGCCAGGATGTCCCTGAGATTCCCGACCGCGATACCGCTCAGATTGAGCATCGCTTGTTGTGCTTCGAGGTTGGAAGTCAATTCCGCGACGGATACGCCAGCATCTGCCGCCGCATCTTCCAGGATCTCGATGATGTCGGCGATGTCGCCACCAGCCGCAACGAATTCTTGGAAGGATACCCCGGCTGCTTCAGTGAAGACCTTGTTCAGTTCCTTGCCCTCAAACGCAACCTCGTTCAACAGGGCGCGGATCTGGGTCATCGCCACACGCATCGGGACACCGGCTAGGGTGATCTGCGCAGCCGCCCCAGCGACGTTCTTGAACGACAGGCCAATTTTAGAGGCGATCGGGACAGCCTGGAACATGCGCGCAGAAAGCTCCTCGAAGGTCGTCTTCCCGCGCTTGACGGCAACGAACATTGTACTGGCGACTTCCTCGGCGCTAATGACTTCCTCGCCATAGGCGTTCGTCACCGATGTCAGGCCATCGACTGCTACACTCAGTTCCGTTACGCCAGCGATCGAGGCCTTGCCCGCGATCTCCAGGAAAGTGAAGACGTTCTCTTTCGGCACGCCCGCACTGATTGCCTGGTACAGAGCAGGAATCACGTCTGTCGGCAAGACAGCGATCTCCTCACTGAGATCCTTGACATCCGCCGTCATCTGCTTTTTCGCCTCAGCAGATAGCTCGGGCATCAGCGTGAAGACCTCGCGCATCCCGGTATCGAATTCGACGAACGTCTTGACAGCAGAGACGCCGAAGCCGACGATGGCAGCAGTGGCCGCAAGCGCGGCCATCTTCGCATACCTCGTGACCGCGGTCCCCATCTTGTTGACGGACGATTCGAACGCGCCCATCTTGCTGGTGG